GCCCAACAGCAGCAGCCCCAAGGCGGGCAGCAGCAGCAACCTGGTGTGCAGCAGCAGCAACAGCCGACCACCGAGCAGCGGCTCGCCGCGATCCAGGCCGAACAGGATGCTCTCGCCAAGAAATTCGACGACGGCGAGATCACCATGTCCGACCTCACGCGGGAGCAGCGCGAGCTCAACAACCGCGAGCAGGCCATCCGCGAGGAAGTCCTGACCGCGAAGTTGAGGCCCGCCGATACCAGGCCCGATCAGAACGCCGTCGACAACACGCTCTATCTCGACACGCTCACGGCGCAGATCGAAGTCGAACACCCATGGGTGGCAGTCATCGACCAAACCGTCGGCGACAAGTCACCCGAGTGGAGAATGATCAAGGAACGCGCCATCGAGAACCTCGTTGCGCGCGGCATTGACCCCACGAAGAAGGGTACCGGGCAGTACGAGCTCCGCAAGGAGTTCGCCACGCTCGCGGATCAGCTTGGGCCGGCTCTTATCGGCGATCGCGCCAAGGCCAAAGGCATCGCTATTCCAGGTCAAGCACCGTCGCAAGGCGGGCAACAGCAGCAGCAACCAGCACTCTCCCCGCAGGCAAAAGCCCGCGCGGCCGCGCTGGCGAAAGCAGAGGGCGCTCCGCCAAATCTGCAACGCATGAGTGGCGTTGCCGATGACGGCACCGGCGTTCCCACCGACTCCCGTCTCGAACACATGACCGACGACGAGATCGGCGCTTTGCCCGACGCCACACGAAGAAGACTTCTCGGCACCATAGGTTAACCTCAGAGGCAAGTGTTATGGCAGTAACCGACTTCGGCGCACTGACCGCGGCGCAAAAGCGCGTTTGGGCAGCCGAGATCTGGAAGGCGGGGCGCGACGCTTCGTTCTTCTTCGCAAACGGCTTCATCGGCACGTCCGATAGCGACATGAACTCCGTCATCCAGCGGGTCACGAAGCTTTCGGAAACCGAGCGCGGCCTCGAATGCGTCATGCAGCTCGTGCTCGACCTGCAGAGCGACGGTGTGGTCGGCGACAACGAATTGGACGGCAACGAAGAGGCGATGGTCAACGATGCACAGACCATCCGCATCGATCAGTTGCGCCAAGGCACCAAGTCGAAGGGCGAGATGGCCGAGCAGGCCACCGTCGTCCGGTTCCGCGAGCAGTCCAAGGACAAGCTCTCGTTCTGGCTTTCCGACAAGCTCGACGAGCTGATGTTCCTCACGCTGTCCGGCGTGTCGTATGCGTACACGTACAACGGTGCGACCCGCGTCAACAGCCAGCTTCCGTCGTTGAGCTTCGCCGGCGACGTCGTGGCGCCGTCCGCGAACCGCGTCCAGTATGCCGGCACGGCGACCAGCACCGCAACCTTGACGACCGCCAACACCATGAATTGGGCGACCATCGTCGAGGCCGGCACGCTCGCCGAGACAAAGCGGCTGCGCCCGATCCGCTCTGGCGGTCGCAATTACCACTGCATGGTGGTGCACCCGCGGCAGCGTCGCGACCTGGTGCTCGACCCGACCTACCAGACCATCCTGCGCACGGCGGAAAAGCCCGGCAGCAAGCACCCGCTGTTCACCGGCGCGATCGCCACCGTGGACGGCAAGGTGATCCACTCCCACAACAAGGTCTACAACACGTCGGGCCTGGCTTCCGGCTCGAAGTGGGGATCGGGTGGCACGGTCGACGGCGCGCAGGCGCTGTTGCTTGGCGCCCAGGCCGGCGGTCTCGCCACCACTGGCTCGATGTTCTGGCGGGAATCGGATCACACCGATTACAAAAACCGCCCCGGCATCGGCATCGGCCGCAAGATCGGCATGCTCAAGCCGCAGTTCCTGTCGACCTACGACGACACGACCGGCACCACGACCCCGACGCGCCAGGACTTCGGCGTGATCTCGGTCTACACCGCGGCCGCGGCGTAACGCGGACTTCAACACAACGGAAGCCGGCGGTCTCGATCACGTCGCGCGCAAGCGCGAATGACGCGCGTCGGCTTCTCCCCCTTAAATTCCCCAAACTAAGGATCGTCGCGTTATGACCAACACTCCCGGCTATAACCACTACAAAATCCAGCTCAAGGATTCGGTGACGGGCGCTTCCCTCACCGCTTCCGGTGGCACCGTCTTTGTCGCCATCGCTGGCACGTCGCAGAAGGAAACGCTGACCGACAAGTTCGGCAACAGCGTTGCCAATCCGATCCTGATGACCGCCGGTCTGATGGATTTCTGCATCCCGCTCTCGCACTTGACCGTCGATCTCTACATTCAGACCGCCGGCGGTCACTTCGAGGTTGTCAAAGGCATCGGGCCTTCCGGCAACAACGAGTATCCGATCGACACGGAGCAGAAGCGGCAAACCTATGTAATCCCGTTCAACATCGCGGATTGCGTGGCTGCCACCGAGAAGGACACCGGCTTCGTCCTGCCGGCGCACGCCTTTGTGCTCGATCGACTGCACGGCTGCGGAGTGAACGTCACGACAGCCGAGACCGCCGGCGCCAAGACGCTGACCGCTGGCACCTTGTCATCGCAGTCGGGCGGCGTGGCCGCGGGCTTCATCAACGGTTCCTCGACCGCATCGCTCGGCCTCGTCATCGGCACCAACGGCTCGCTGTTCTCGAGCAACGCGCCGTATCCGACCGACGAATATACGGCCAAGAACATCAGCTACACGCTGGTGACGGCCTCGGTCGCCGCTGCGGGCTTCCTCATTCTGCCGGTGCAATTGGTCTAATCCGGCCGGCTTGACGAAAAAGAAACGGCCGGGCGGTAGCGTCCGGCCGTCTTCGCTCCACCATTCCACCAGGGGGAAACCGCCATGGAAGCTACCGGCCTTGCCGCCCTTGAGGCTGACCCTGCCATTGCCGACTTCGAGGCACGGCACCCGCAGCCGGACCCGCAGCCGGACCCGCAGCCGGACCCGCCGATCGCCGAAACCGCGGTGCCGGCGCGAAAGCCTCGCATTCCGGAGACGCTTTTCGTCCTCGACACCACGGCGAAGCCGGGCAAAGGCCCGCGCGAGCACGAAATGATCGTCGACGGCCTGGTCAAGCCATTCAAGTTCGAGCCGGGCATCCCCCTCGAGCTGCCGCTCGCGGTTGCCATCAAGTTCCTGCGCCACGACGATTTCAAGCGCACGAACGCCAAAGGCGACTTGCTTCCCTATCACCGCAAGCCGAGGCAGCCCGACGAATTGAAGGCGGGCGAGCGGTTCACGCTCAAGGATCACGAGACCATTGCACGCTACAGCGAGCTCACCGATATGGCGTTGCTGCAGCGCGCGCTCGAACTGCCGCGCGGGGAAATGATCCCCGACAAGCAGGACCGCGAGGCGCTGATCGCCTTCATCACCAAGGCCGAGATCGAGAAGCGCAAGGCCAATGCCGCCAAGCAGGGCGATCTGGTCGAGGGCGGCTTCGTCCCCGAGGCCGAAGTGACCGAAGAAGATTAAGCACCGATGAGCGCCGTCCTGCCCGCCGTCACCATCTGCGAGCGGGCGCTGCGAGCTATTGGCGCGTTCCCGGTTACCGAGTCGGCCGCCGACGGCGAGCAACTGCGCGAGGCCATGACCTGGCTCGACCTCATCATGGCGGAGCAGGCCGGCGCGACGCGGCTGTGGTTTCTTGTGCCGGCCACGCTCTCGCTTACGCTCACCAACGGTACGTCAGTCTATAATCTCGACCAGGCGCTCGGTGCCAATCTGCCGATCGATCAAATCCAGTTTCCGGTCGAGGCACTCCTGCAATATCCGTCCGGGCGGCAAGAGCCGCTCCCGATCGTTAACCGGGATGCCTTCCAGGCGATCGAGGAAAAGACTGCTCACGGCCCGCCGCGCCTCATCTACATCGATCGTCTGCCAATTCCGACACTTACCACCTGGCCGACACCGCCATCGACCGATCCGAATACCTGGATCATCAAGCTCGACGTGCAGACCTACGCGCCGAACGTGGCGCCGGCCGGCGTGACGGGAACGCAGCCGCAAGGCTCGATCCAGACCAATTTTCGCCAGGCGTGGCAGCGCTGGCTGATCGTGCAGCTCGCCCACGATCTCGGCTCCGGCCCGATCTTCAAGTTGCCGGAGACTTCGCTCAATCGCTTCGGCAAGATGGCGTCAACCGCCAAGCTGGCGCTCGAGTCCTTCGAGAACCGCGAGCACCAGACGACGCCGCCGGTGGGCGAGGCCTGGGACGGCGAGGACGGCGACTATTACGAACACAGCCATCGGTACAGGGGATAAGCCATGGCGTCGTTCCTCGGCTGCATCCCCGACTTCATGCTCGCGAACCCGCTCTATATCGGCGCCACGGTTTCATTCTTCACGGTCAACGCCAACGGCACGCCGACCACGACGCTGGCCACGCTCTATACCGATCCGACCGGCAACACGACCGCCAGCAATCCGCAGGTCCTCGATAGCGAAGGCAAGTTCGCGGCTCCGGTCTATGCCGGGGTGCCGG